ATCGAGGTGGACTCGCCAAGCCACCTGTTTCTTTGCGGCAAGGGCTGGATCCCGACGCACAATACCGAGGCCGGCAACAACTGGATCGGCTTCGTGATCCACCATGCGCCGGGGCCGATGCTGGCGGTCCAGCCGACGGTGGAACTGGCAAAGCGGAACTCAAGGCAGCGGATCGATCCGCTGATCGACGAAAGCCCGGCGCTGAAGGAGCGCGTCCGCCCGGCGCGGGCGCGCGACAGCGGCAACACCCAGCTGTCGAAGGATTTCCCGGGCGGCGTGCTGGTGATGACCGGCGCGAACTCGGCGGTGGGCCTGCGCTCGATGCCGGCGCGCTACGTCTTCCTCGACGAGGTCGACGCCTATCCGGCCTCGGCCGACGAGGAAGGCGACCCGGTGGGGCTCGCCGAGGCACGCTCGCTGACCTTCGCCCACCGGCGCAAGGTGTTCCTGGTCTCGACGCCGACGATCCGCGGCGTCAGCCGCATCGAGCGGGAATACGAGGCGTCCGACCAGCGCCGGTTCTTCGTGCCGTGCCCGCATTGCGGCGCGATGCAGTGGCTGCGGTTCGAGCGGCTGCGCTGGGAGAAAGGCAAACCGGAGACGGCGGCATATCACTGCGATGCCTGCGACGAGCGGATCGAGGAACACCACAAGCCGGCGATGCTGGCGGCGGGCGAATGGCGGGCCACCGCAGAGGCGCGCGATGCGCGGACGGTGGGGTTTCATCTCTCGGCGCTCTATTCGCCGCCGGGGTGGAAGAGCTGGGCCGACATCGCGCGCGACAAGGAGACGGCGGCGGGCTCGGACGAGGCCGAGCGGGTGTTCCGCAACACGGTGCTGGGCGAGACCTGGATCGAGACCGGCGATGCGCCCGACTGGCAGCGCATCGCCGAGCGGCGCGAGGACTGGCCGGCGGGGACCGTTGCCGCGGGTGGTCTGTTCCTGACGGCCGGCGCCGACGTGCAGAAGGACCGGATCGAGGTCGATGTCTGGGCCTGGGGGCGTGGGCTGGAAAGCTGGCTCGTCGATCACATCGTGATCGAGGGCGGGCCCGCCGATCCGGCGTGCTGGGCAAAGCTGTCGGAACTTCTGGGGCGGACGTGGACGCATGCAAGCGGCGCGCCGATGACCATCGCGCGGCTCGCCATCGACACGGGCTACGAGACCGCCGCCGTCTACGCCTGGGCGCGGCAGGTTGGCTTCGCGCAGGTGGCGCCCGTCAAGGGCGTCGAAGGGTTCAACCGGGCGACGCCGGTGACGGGCCCGACTTATGTCGATGCCACCATCGCCGGCAAACGCCTGCGCCGGGGCGCGCGGCTCTGGACGGTGGCCACCTCGACCTTCAAGGCCGAGACCTACCGCTTCCTGCGCCAGGACCGTCCGACGGTGGAAGAGATCGCGGCCGGCGCCGCATACCCGCCTGGCACCGTTCACCTGCCGGGCTGGGCCGACAGCGAGTGGCTCAAGCAACTCGTCGCCGAGCAGCTGGTAACGGTGAGAAACAAGCGGGGCTTTGCGAAGCTCGAATGGCAGAAACTCAGGGAACGCAACGAGGCTCTCGACTGCCGGGTCTACGCCCGTGCCGGCGCCTGGATCCTCGGGGCGGATCGCTGGTCAGAAAAGCAATGGGATGAACTGGCGCGGCAAGTCGCGCCGCCCGAACGGGGTGCCCCGGCGCCGGCGGTGTCGCGGTCAGCGAGGCCCGTGCGCCAGCGCCGATCCGTGCGCTCGAAATACATGGGATAAACATGGCCACACTTGCTGAGATTCAAACCCGCCGGGATGCGCTCACGGCCGCGCGCGCGAGTGGTGTGGCCCGGGTCAGCTATGACGGCAAAACGGTGGAATACCGCAGCCTCGCGGAAATCGATCGCGCCATCGATGTGCTCAACCGCGAGATCGCCACACTCGAGGGTCGCAGGATGATCCGTCAGGTCCGCGTGACCACGACCAAGGGATTGTGATGGGCCTGTTTGATGCCTTCCGCCGCCAGAAATCCGGCGGCCCCTCCGCCGTGCGCGCCCGCCTTGAAGGGGCGATGGCGCGCCGTCGGCTGCGCGGCTGGAACCCGCCGCTCGAGAACATCAACGCGCTGGTGGCGTCGGGCGGTCCGCGTCTGCTGGCCCGCTCGCGCGAACTGGTGGTCACCAATGGCTATGCCGCCAATGCCTGCGAGGCCTACGCGGCCAATCTGGTCGGCGACGGGATCAAGCCCTCGTCCTTGATCGAGGACGGGGAGTTGCGCGACCGGGTTCAGCGCCTGTGGCTCGCCTGGACCGATCAGGCGGACGCCGATGGTCTCACCGACTTCTACGGACTGCAAGCGATGATCGCGCGCGAGATGTTCGTGGCCGGGGAATGCTTCGTGCGTATTCGGCCGCGCCGCGCCGAGGATGGTCTGCTGGTGCCGATGCAGTTGCAGCTGCTGCAGTCGGAAATGCTGCCCTTCGAGAAAACCGAAACCGCCGCCAACGGCAACCGCATCCGCTGCGGGATCGAGTTCGACCGGATCGGGCGGCGCGTTGCCTACCACTTCCGCCGTCGCCACCCCGGAGACAGCACGGACCATGGGGAGGTGATCCCGGCAACGACGCGCGTGCCCGCCGAGGACGTGCTGCACATCTACCGTGCCATCGATGCGGGTCAGATCCGGGGCCTGCCGCATGTGGCGCCGGCCATGGTTCGGCTGTTCCTGCTCGATCAATACGACGATGCGGAACTTGATCGAAAGAAGACCGCCGCGATGTTCGCGGGCTTTGTCACAAAGAATGCCCCCGAAGAAACCCTGATGGGGGAGATCGAGGACGAGGGCACCGGGATCGGCATCGCCAGTCTGGAACCCGGCACCCTGCAGGTCTTGCTGCCGGGCGAGGACATCAAGTTCTCGAGCCCCGCCGATGTGGGTGGCGGTTACGAGGCGTTCCAGTATCGCACCCTGCTGGCGATCTCGGCCTCACTGGGGCTGCCGTACCACCTGGTCACCGGCGATGTGCGCCAGGCGAACTATTCGAGCTTGCGCGCCGAACTGGTCGAGTTCCGCCGCCGGATCGGCCAGTTGCAGCATGGGGTGATGGCGCATCAGTTCTGCCGGCCGGTCTGGCAACGCTGGCTCGAGACGGCGGCGCTCTCGGGCGCGCTCGATCTGCCGGACATCAGGGCAGCCAGGGCGGTGCACTGGATCCCGCCGCGCTGGGATTGGGTCGATCCGCTGAAGGACATTCAGGCGCAGCTTCTGGGCATCAACGCGGGGCTCATGTCACGGCGCAAGGCGGTCGAGGCCACCGGCTACGACATCGAGGAAATCGACCGCGAGAATGCGGCGGATGCGGCGCGGGCCGCGGCTCTGGGCCTCCATTACAGCACCAGCCCCGGGGAGGCCCAGGGGCCGCGGGCCACGCCGCAAAAGCAGGCTGATCCAGACAAGGGAAAGTGATCCATGAAAACCTGGTATTCGATCTGCGCCCTCGATGAGGGCGCGGAAATCTCCATCTATGACGAAATCGGCGCCTATGGCGTCAGCGCGAAGGCGTTTCTGGCCGATCTCGGCAAGCTGCCGGATGCGGCTCCCTTGACGCTCAGGCTCAACAGCCCCGGCGGCTCGGTGTTCGATGCGGTGGCGATCTACAACGCGCTCGGGCGCCATGCCAGCAATGTCACTGTCACCATCGACGGCATTGCCGCCTCGGCCGCCTCCTACATCGCCATGGCGGGCGATGAAATCATCATGCCGGAAAACGCCTTTCTGATGATCCATGATCCGTCCGGGCTGGTGATGGGCACGGCGGCCGATATGCGGTCGATGGCGGAGGCACTCGACAAGGTCGGGGCCTCGCTCATCAAGGGTTATGCCGCCAAGTCCGGCAAGGCGGAGGACGAGATTGCCAAGCTGATGGCGGCGGAAACCTGGTTCGATGCGTCCGAGGCGATCGACATGGGGCTCGCCGACACCTTGGCCGCGCCGGTCAAGATGGCCGCGCGGTTTGATATGAGCGGGTTCAGGAATACGCCGGAAGCGATTGTGGCGACGATGAAGGCGAAGGCCGACCCCGTCACGGTCGAACCGGAACCGGCTCCGAAACCTGCTGTCGGATCCAAAGCCGGCCCGGAACCTGATCCCGCAACCATCCGCACGGAAGCCATGGCCTACGCCAAAACCGTCGTCGATCTCTGCCGCCTCGCCGGGCAGCCGCAAATGGCGGCGGGCTTTCTCGAGGCGGAAACCAGCCTCGAGGATGTCCGCAAGGCGCTGATCGACGCCCGCGCCGCGGCCGACCCCGACATCTCCGCCACGCATCCGCAACCGGGGCCCGCGCCTCAGGCCAAACCGTGGGGTGATGTGATCGCCCGAACCTTCAAGCGCAAAGGATAACCAACCATGACCACGCTCACCGAAACCACCCACGCTGGCGGCTTTCTCGTCTGGGAAGCCTTCCGCGACTACACCCGCGAGGTCGTCACCATCGCCACCGGCGGTGCAAACACGGTCCTGCAGCCCGGCACCGTGCTGGGCAAGATCACGGCAAGCGGCAAATACGCCGCCCATGATCCGGCCGCCACCGATGGCACCGAGACTGCCGTAGCCGTCCTCTGGGGCAAGGCCGATGCCACCACCGCCGATGTGAACGCGGTGGTGCTGCTGCGCGGTCCGGCCATCGTCAACGCCAACGATCTGGTGTTAACCGGCACGCCGACCCAGCCCGAGATCGATGCCGCCCATGCCGCGCTCGCCGCCGCCGGCATCCTGGTGCGCTGACACCCCCAACACTGAAAGGAACACGCGATGCCCACCATGGACATCTTCGACACCGATGCCTTCTCGGTGATAGAGCTTACCCGCGCGCTCGAAAACATCCCCTTCAAGCCCGCCACCCTCTCGGGCTCCGGCCTCTTTGCCGATCGCGGCGTGCGGTCCCGCACCGTCGTCATCGAGAGCCGCGACGGCACGCTGTCGCTGATTCCGTTCTCCGAGCGCGGCTCGGCTTATGAGCAGCAGATCCCGGAACGACGCGACGTGCGGGCCTTCGTCTGCCGCCAGTTCAAGAAACAGGACGTGCTCTGGGCCTCTGAAATCCAGGGCATCCGCGCCTTCGGGTCCGAGTCCGAGACCCAGCAGATCCAGGCCGAGGTCGCCCGCCGCCTGCGCCGTCTGCGCAATGATGCCGAGGCCACCTTCGAGTATCACCTGCTGAACGGCATCCAGGGCAAGGTGCTCGATCCCAAGGACGGGGCCACCGTGATCGACTACTTCACCGAGTTCGCCATCACCCCGGCGGCAGAGGTGAACTTCGATCTTGCCGCCACCAATCCCGCCTCGGGCGCCCTTCGCAAGAAATGCCAGGCGCTGATCGAAAGCGTCGAGGACAGCCTCGGCGGCCTCTCCACCGGCGCGGTGCAGCTGCGCGCGGAATGCGGCTCGGCCTTCTTCGCCGATCTCGTCGCCCACAAGGAGGTGCGCGAGACCTATCTGAA